CCCCGCGCTGAAGACCACGTCCGGCTACCGCTGCATCACGCACAATGCGGCTGTGGGCGGAAGCCAGAACTCCAAGCACCGCTATGGCATGGCGGCGGACTGGAGGACGGAGAACCGCAGCATCAACCCGGTGGCACTGGGCATCCTTGCTCAGGCCGTCGGGTTCGGCGGCATCGGTATCTACTGGCACAGCCGTGGGGCCTTTGTCCACGCCGACACCCGTGGCACGAAAGCAACGTGGCTCTGCACCACGCCGGGAAAGTACCCCAGCACGACTTACAACAAGTTCGTGCTTCCCACCATCCGCCGGGGATGCACCGGGCCTGCAAACCGCAGCGCCACCATCATGCTCCAGAAGCTCCTGAAGCTGAAGGCTGATGGCCTGTTCGGAGAGGGTACGGAAAACGCCCTGATGAAGGCGCAGGAGGCGCATGGCCTGACCGTGGACGGAATCTGCGGCCCTGCATCGTGGAAGGCGCTGTCTGGCGCTGACAAGTACCTGTGAGAGGAGATAGGCTCTATGACGAATAGCAAAGTGTCCATCGCTACGCTGGCCCGCACGGCCGCTCTGGCGTTCGCTCTGGCAAATCAGGTTTCGAGCGCTGCCGGGAAGCCCCTGCTGCCCATCGAAAGTTCGGAGGTGGAACAGTTCGTGACCACCGGCCTGACCATTGCCACCAGCGTCGCTGCGTGGTGGAAGAACAACAGCTTTACCGCTGCCGCCATTGAAGGTGACAAGCGGATGAACAGCCTGAAGAATCAGGTCCACTGAATGAAAGGAGTAACCGAATATGAATGAGTTTACGAGAAGTCTGCTGTACGTTGCCCTGCTGGTCTGCATTCCCATCGTGACCGCCTGCATCCAGAAAGGCATTGCCGTGTTCATCGAGTTCATCGTGGCAAAGACCAACGACATCAAGGTGCAGCGCCTCGTCCGCGAAATCGGCAGTGCGGTGTCCGATGCCGTGGCCGCGATGAACCAGACCTACGTCAACGACTTGAAAGCTGCCAAGACGTTCAATGAGGCGGAGCAGAAGGAAGCCCTGATGCGGGCCGTGTCTGCCGCCCTGAAAAGCATGAGCAGCGACGCGCAGGACTACATCAAGAGCAACTTCGGCGATACGACCCAGTACCTCGAAAATCGTATTGAGGCCCAGATCGACGCCAACCACGTCGCCGCCAAGCAGGCCGCTGCCCAGAATACGCTGAATCTGGGCTGAGTCAGCGTAAAGTCAGCGTAAAATGATAATCCCCCTGTACCATGACCCGTAAAAAGGCTGGTGCAGGGGGATTTTTTTGTTTGCACGGAAATTCCGATGGAACAACGTCGCCAGAAAAATCAATTCTCAAAATAGCCAAATTTTGTTATGCACTTTTGACAAATCCTTCCCAGAGGGCTCCAGACGTTTCCCAATACACTTTTACCCGTAACCAAAATGCAAATTCAGAGGTTTTCCAGAGGCCACCAGCGGCTTGGCATCAAATAGCCAGTGGATATAAAAAATATTTTGAAAAAATTAAAAAACAGATTGACTTACCAGTTGGGTAAGTTATAATGATACTAAGATAAATTACCAAAAAGGTAAGTTATCTACAATTACCAGCATCTGGCTGGTAAGTTGGAAGCACGAGCAGGAGGTGTAGCAAAATGAAAGGCGAGTGCAGCATGACCGCTTTGGAAGCCAGCCGCTTGATCGACTGGCTGAAAGCTCACGGTCACACGGACGAGGAAGCGACACAGTGCATTAAGTGCATTGCCGGAGTCCTCGACCCCGCAACCGGCGAGTCTAAGAAACAGTAAAGGCTAGGTTCCCCACTGAGTTTGCAGACCTGTGGGAACCTAGCCAGACGGAACGGGATGGGACCTGCCCCATCTCGTTTCGATTTTATCAGTATGGCAGGGGAAAGTCAAGAGGTTGAGAACTATGTATGATCTGCGTGAACACAAGGAACTGATTAGCCGGTTGGTTTCCGAGGCCAACCAGAACGACCCCAACTGGGAGTGGTCGGTCAGACGCCTCAGCAAGAACATGGCCTGCATCTTCTGGGGTTACCTCGAATACTGCGATGAAGCGGAGTTGTCGTTTTCAATCAAGCTCGGCGAAGCCGATGGCAGATGCTGGGTTGAGGCTCGTAACGAGCACGGTTGGATACTTGAAAGTGAGATTGTAGCTGACAAGAACCTTCCATTCCTGAACTGCCCGATTGACAAGGCCATCGAGAAGATGGTTCGCTGCATTGTCAACACCGCTCATGCCTGCTACTGAGAGCATTGCCCGCCGGTATGCAGCGGACATCGGTTTTGCGGTAGTCGGCGAGCTGACCCGCAAGCCAGAGTGGGACGGCATAGCCAACAGCCCAGAAATTGGGCTGTCTGGCTATTGCCGAGTCTGGGTGGATGAGGGCGGCAACGCCTACTACGTTCACGGTAAGGAATGCGCCATCATCGACCCGGAAGGCATGGTCTACTGAACGCCGGTAAACTCCCAGATGTACTCCGTAAATTTTTTCGATAAATCTTCATTTTTCGTTTGACACCAGTGGTGGGTAAGTTAGAATGAAGATACAGAAAAACATACCAAAACGGTAAGATGAACGGAGGACACAGAAATGAAAAACTTGGAAATGAAGGAACTGCGCGGCCATCTGGGGATGCTGGCGTTCAGTATGGACTCTCAGTGGTGCGTCATGCACCGGGAGGACCTGCCGGAGCCGACCCGGGTGTGCGCCGAGGGTCAGTACCAAGGGATGATCTTCACCCTCACCGCTCTGGGCGGTGACTGGGTCAGGGACGACAAGGGCAAGCATCGGGTGTTCCTCCAGGGCGAATCCAGCCGTGACACCGACGAGTACACCAACAAGGAGGACTGAACTATGAAAGAGACCATCACCGCAAAGGAACTGGAAGAAGCAATGAACGCTGTCCTGAAGCAGGCACGCAAGATGGAGAACTCCGATGAACCGGAGGAATGCCGCTACGGCTTCGGTATGGAGAGTGCGCTGACTTCTCTTGCAATCTACCTCAACGCATAACCCGTCTGATGATGGTGGGTGGCACCGGCCGAAACGCCCTGCTGGGCGTCGCGGGAGCCACCCGCAGATACATGATATTTTGGAGGTTTTAGCTATGGAAAACAAGAACATGACCGCTGCTCGTGAGTGGGAGAACGACCCGAACTGCTTTCTGCGGATGCTGAACAGCCCCGCACAGCAGCGGAGCCGCGCAGCCCGCCGCCAGAAGGATGCCGACCGGGAGCGTTTCAACAACGTGCTGAACGCCGTTGCCATCTGCGCAGCAGCCTTTGCCGTCACCCTGCTCGTTATCTGCTTCGTTCTCTGATGGAGGATGGCAATGAATCCGATGTATGATTGCTCCGGCTGGCTTGACCGGTTCGGCGGAGTAACGGAGCCGCCTGATGATTACTATTTCTCGTACAGAGAGTCTGATGATTCCTGCAACGAACAAGTGGAGGAGGACTGTGACAATGAATAACTCGCGGCGCAAGCGTATCAGCAAGATTGCAGATGCCCTGAATGAGCTGAAGGGCCAGATTGATGAGCTTTACGAGGAGGAACAGGAAGCCTTTAAGAATATCCCTGAGAGCTTGCATGGAACCGAGCGGTATGAGATTGCGGAGAATGCGGTCGATATGCTCGAATCTGCATCTTTGAGGGTAGAAAACGCAATCACATTCCTTGAAGATGCGGAGGGCTGATTTATGGGACGTGGCAATGTTTATGTGACCGGCTCGTATGAGGGTCTGTTCTACATCGACAACGATGATCTGCAGGTCTGGCGTAAGGACGGCCCTGACGGAAAGGAGCCTGAAATTCGGATGATGGCAGACATCAGCCTTGATGAACTTGTTGCCGATGACTGGTACGTTGATGAAATCGAGAGCAGCTACAAGGAGGAAGACGTTCTCAGATGCTTCTGCGCCGAACTGCGGAAGCTCTGCCCCAGCTTCCAGCCTGCGGCCAACTCGAACGTCTGGCTCGGCAATGAGCGCCGGGTCATCCTCGAAAATGAGCTGTTTTACATCTGTGTGGAGGACAACGAGTGGTCGCTGGCCGTCGAGCTTATTCAGAAAGACGGCTACTCCGACTGTCAGAGCGCATGGCTGGCCGGCCTTCAGAAACGGCGCTATCGGGAATACCTCGATAGCATGAAAAAGGCCCTGCTGGCCCGCCTGCCCAGCATTGGCGTTCGCACCGGGCCGTGGACTCACGGAACTATCACCAGAGAGGAGGCTGGCGTATGCTGAGTGACATGATTGATGATCTCGTCCGGGCCGACTGCCCGCAGGAAAAGGAAGCAGCTTACCGGCAGCTCGAAAAGCTCGGCGTTGACCGCATTACCGCTGATGTCATCGCCGATGAGCGCCGAAAGGAGGCGCACCTGTGAGCCGCTATATTCCCCCTGAGGAGATGAATGAAGCTCAGATCAGAGAGCAGTTGGACGCTGAGTATAAGCACTGGGATGACCTGAAGAAGAACGGCTGTTCTGACCCTGCATGGCCGGATGGTGTGAATCTGAACCTTGTTCGGAACCACATCATCTACTGGTATCGGCTCCTGCGGGAACGTACCAGCCAGACCGTGCAGCTCTCGATGTTCGACGCTGGTATGGATTTGAGGAACGAGCGGCCGTTGCCGCCGGAAGTCCCGGACAAGTACATGGTTCCGACCGGGAAGTACCCCGACCGTCTGAACGGCAAGTGGGATGGCCTGATTTTTGACCCGACAATTTGATGAAAGGATGAAGAAAGATGACCGATGAAAAGAAGTTTGAGGTTCATGCAGAGATTACGGCTCGGCTGACCCAGCAGGATGTTGATGACATCATGGTTTCTGCGCTGGAGGGCGGCATCAACTACTGGTGCAGGCGCGTTGTTGTGCAGGGCAAGTATCTTGGGGAGTACGCAAGCGACCAGATTTCTCGCGGTGGTCAGCTTGCCGTTTGGCTCGAAGAACCGTTTGAGGATGACAAGACCTGTTATATGCTCGATCTCGACAAGTTCCTCGCTGGATTTAAGCAGTGGCTCGAAAATTGCTACGCCAACTGCGATGTTGTGGACAGCACAGATGGCTCCGTTGACTGCGGCCAGATTGATGCCACCTGTGCGGACGAGATTGTCCAGCACGCACTGTTTGGCGATTTGGTATTCGGCTGAGGGGAGGCAAAATGATGATGGCATGGTTGATTGTGGTAGATCAGTGGCTCGAAACGGCCACGGACATCCTCTGCGCCGCCTTTTGGGCAATCGTCGGGGCGATGGCCGTTGTGGGCTTGGCAAGGCTCTTTCTGGGGAGGCGCTGATTATGGATATTGAATACCTGAAGCGTTGCTCACAACTCTGCACAGAATGCTGCTCCGAAACCTGCGTGTTCAACCCGCAGGGCATCTGCATGGCCCCGTTCCTGACTGGGAAGAAGCCGGGCATCCATGATGATGGCTGCACCGATTACTGCCCGAAGCCGCTGGATGGCCTTGAGCTGGTTTGCTCCTACTCCGAGCATGAGCTTCGGAGCTATGAGGAGGACGTGCGGGAACATATCTCACAGTTCACCGATGAGGAGCTTATGGAAGTCTATGAGCTTGACCGCACGACGCTCAATTCGCTCGCCCCACGTGCGGCGGTCTTGATGCGGAAGTACATTGATAATGACGATAGCTGGACGTACCACCGCGATTATGCAATCTCGGAGGCCGTCAGCGAGTATAAGGAGGACAAAGACAATGGCTGAGAAAATGATGCCCTATGCGCTGCGAATGACGCTGGCAGTGCTTGCAAATAAGCCCGATGATGCCCGCAGCATTTCTGCCGAGTGCGTCACCACGATGACCAAAGAGCTGATGGGCGTTGTAAGCCGGTATGACCTGATGGACTTCCCGTTCATGGTTGCTGCCCTGCGGCTCACCGCAACCTCGCTGGAATCCCTGCTGGACGAGCATGGCAAGGGGATTGCCGATAACATCGTCGCCAACACCACCTGCATCACCATTGATGCTTCCGAGCTGAAGCGTCAGGCAAAAGAGGAGGAGTAAGGATATGGAAATCAAGCGTGGCGACATTTGGTATGTGAGCAAGGACAACTACACCGGCTGTGAGCAGGCGGCAGGCCGCCCGGCAATCATCGTCTCTAACGAGAAGAACAACGCCTGTGCAGAGGTGGTAGAGGTCGTATACCTGACCACCCAACCGAAGAAAGACCTGCCGACGCACGTTCTCATCCGCAGTTCGGAACGTGAAAGCACTGCCCTCTGTGAGCAGATTACGACCGTATCGGTTGACCGCCTGCTGGGCTACAAGGGCCACCTGACCCCGGCAGAGATGACCAACGTGGAGGTTGCAATGCTGATCTCGCTGGAGCTGGAAGTTGGAAAGCCCGTAGAGAAAATCGTGGAGGTCACGAAAGAAGTTCCGGTCATCCGGGATGTCAAGGTGTCTACGCCGGCGTCAAATCCGAACATGGCTGCGGAGCTGGCCGCAGCGAAAGCCAAGTGTGAAATGCTCCAGATCATGTACGAGAGCCTGCTGAATCGGGTTCTGGCTGGAAAGGCAGGCTGATGATATGCGAGCATCTGACATGGTACGCGCAGCCCTTGCTGGAGCAGGGAAGACCCAGAAAGAGCTGGCTGAACACATGGGCTGGACCCCGCAGAACCTCAGCGGGCGGCTGAAGAACAACTCGCTCACCTTCGATGAGCTGTCAAAGGCTCTGCACTTTGCCGGGTACGAGGTTTCGATGAGCGATGCCAGCGGCGCTGGTCTCCCGGAACTGGGCAACAGCACCAGCCCCGCCGTAGCGCAGACCGTAGACGGCGTTCGATATGACACCCGGAAGGCAGAATCGCTCTGCTCGAACAAGGCCGTGATGTTCGAGGACTTCTATGTGGAGCTGTTCGAGGATGCCGCTGGGAACTACTTCACCGTCCTCTACCAGCTTTCTGGATGCCAGCATCATACCATCACCCCGGTAAGCGCCCGTGCTGCCCAGCAGTTCTTAGAGAGGTTCGGGAGCAGAGCATAACTGCTGGCTAAAGTTCCTTCGGTATACGGTAAATTTTTTTGTGAAATCTTCAGTATAAGTTTGACTTACCAGACCGGTAAGTTAGAATGAGGATACAGAAAACAACTTACCAAAACACGGAGGATTTAGAAATGCTGAAGGTGAAAGAATACAGCAGCTTCGAGGCTTTCGAGCAGGACGAACACCGGCAGGACGTCGATCTGGTTGCCATCGTGAACAAGCCGAACGGCATGGTTTGCGCCGACCTCATCACCGACTGCAAGATGTGGCAGACCGCAGTCAACCGCTTCTTCAAGGCGCTGGCTGGGGATGAACGTTTCGATGGCTGGCAGGAGACCATTACCGAGTGCATCAAGGAAGGCTTCTGGCAGGATAAGGCGCTGACCGATGGCAAGCACACCGGCGGTTACTTCTGGGAGGTTGAAGACCTCGATGGCCGGTTCTACATCTGCCTGAATGTTGTCGGAAAGGAGGTTGCCTGATATGACGGTTCTGGACCACATGAAAGCCGCCGGGTATGACCCGAATGCAGCACGCAACGCGGATGATCTGCGGCGCATGGGGGCTGGTACGATGGAATGCGAGAGCATCCAGCTCCGCACGTTCCGCTGCCGCCCCTACCAGTACGAGGGCGAGATGTTGGCCGTAGAGGCCACCGCGATTGTTCCCTTTACGGATGGTACGCAGCGACCCTACCCGGATGGATGGCCGAGTAGCATCAAGGCAAGCGCAATGGCTTTTTTCAGGATTAAGGAGGATGAGTGATATGGCAAAGCGGATGATGAAGCTCACCGTTGAGGAAGTCCGGGCGAACATCCCGTACGACCTCATCTGCATGGTTCGCTACGGCTGCACTTGGAGCAGCGGTCGCCGCCGCAGGGCATGGCTGGCCGACTTCAGCGAATCGGAGCGGGAGGCGGCAGGGCGGCTGTTCCGCATGGCTCACGCCCGGGCGGGTGGGCGGGGGGG